GTTTAAAGATCTTCTGGCAGTTTTTAATTGATGACCTGCTGTGCCTTGTAAACCAATACGTTCATAGGCATCTTGAATAATTTCATCAATAGAAAAGTTTTGATCAAAACTATAAGATTGTGAAGTAGTGTTAGCCATTGCTACCTACCCTGTATAAAATACTATTATTTGATCAGTTACATCTAAAGCATAAGTAACATAAAAACCATTAGGTAGTCTTACACCACCGCTAGGACTTTTCATTTCTCCAGTAACACTTCCGGGTGTTCCATCAGAAATTTCTTTAGATAAAATAGTTCCAGCAGTGCTTCCAGTTCTAAAAAAAACTGTTCCTGCTGTGTCTCCAGAATTAACTTTATAAGTACCAAAAGTTCCTGGTCCTCCAAGTTTCATTCCTCTTGTAGTTCCAAAACCTACAGAAATATTTGCTGCGGGTTGAGCACTCATAGTTGCTGAAGTTACTGTTTTAAATAATAAAGCTCCTTGTACTGTTGCTGCTCCACCTGCTGCTGTGATTGCTTCTGTTTGTGCTGCTCCATCAGAATCTGTTCCTGTTATCGTACAAATTTTATCATCGTCGTTTGTTCCAGTCATTGTAATAGTTACATTAACAACACCACCATTGTGAGTTGCTGCTAAAGTAGTAGCAGCCATTGTGAAATCTAAATTTGGTTGTGCTGCTGCAGCAAAATAAACGTTACTTGCTGCTACTTGATCTTCGACTAGAACCCAGTCGCTTAATACCATTGACATAATTTTTTTCTCCTTTTAATTTATACTAAGGCCCCGAAGGGCCCCAGTTAAATTTTATTAGTTACTTCTTACGCTATTAACAGACTGTAAGTATTCTACAGTGATAATTGCATCGCCAACTGTTGGTGATGCTCCTGCTGCAGTATTAACAACCATGATAACTTCTTTATCAATACCCGCTATAGAATTACCGATTGCGGCATCTAAATCTGAGCTAGAAACATCTGCATAGTTTTCTGCCTGTGCAGCTAAAATTGTACCGAAATCTTCGGCATAATTTAAAGTTGCAGCAGTTTTTAAACTAGCTGCGTTACTTGGTGAAAAGTAATCTACATCAATAGTTGGAACGTTCGTATTGTTAAAAGACGAAGTTCCAAAACCAATTGTACTTGCTCCAGCCATATTAAACAATACAGGTATATGAACTCTCCAGTTAACTATTCTTGATCTAGCTGGAATGTTTACATTATTAGCTAAATTTTTATTAGACGTAGCTGGTGTTTCACCGTTTGTGTAAGAATTATAGTTTGATTTTAATTGATAAATTGCATTAGAAGCAACACCAATGTAACTATAACCAACTGTAATAGCACCTGTTAAAGCACCACTAGCTACTACTGAAGTAATAGTTTTGTATAATAGAGTACTTTGAACATCAGTATTTGCTGCTGCATTAGGACCTGTAATAGCATTTTCAGTTTGAACGTTGTTAAAAATGTCAGTTCCAATAATAGTAAAGTTAATTCCAGTATCATTTCCTGTTGAACCAATACATACTTTAGCTACTCCTGCTACCCCACCTTGTGCGCCAGATGCTATACCTGTTGCGCCAACTCCTGGTAATACAAAAGAACCACTTGCTGCTGTTCCATCAACTGTATTAGTTAAAGTAAGTGCGCCTGCTCCTTGTCCTGCTGGGTTAGATCCTGCTGTTGCAATTGAATCTGCATCTGCTGCAAGTAAATTAAAATCAAATGCATATGATTGCCCCATTGATACGAAGCCTGTATTTCTTACGTTTACAGAAGGTGTAAAACCTGTTGTGTTATTTATTTTACCGGCTGTTATTGGTCCGGAAAAGTTTGTTTTTGCCATGATATATTCTCCTAGTTCATTCTACATAGTCTCTAGGCCGTCGACTATACAGCGTCTATGTAAAATATATTATTAATTAAATGTATAGTGAGTTTTTTATATATGATTTTTGAGTAGAGTGCAAGAGAGCCTGTAATAAAAGTGCGATTTCAGCGATGTAGCTTTGTACTTAAGTTGCTACAGAAACTTGTGGAGCGACTCCATCAACTTGATTTTGTCTGTGGGCAATAGCTGCTTCCTCTAGCTTAATGTCAGTAATGACTCTTTTAACCTTGTCATCAATTCTAACCATCTCAAGAGTATATCTATTATTATCTAGATGCTCCTGTTGCCACTTCAACTCCAAGGACCTTTTTTGTTTGTATAGGTCTTGTATCATCTATAACCTCCTCATAAGTTATTCGATTTATCCCAGTATCATAGTTGTTTCCGAGATACTCCCATTTTATACTCTTTTCTCCTAGTTTGTCAAGTATTGCTTGTTCAACACTTTCAGCTGTATCTTCAACATGCTCAATATTAAATTTTGCATGATAACTATAGGCCCAGATATTTATGGAAGTTTTTTTCATTTACACACCTTGTTGTAGTTAAAAAAAGGGCCGTTTTTAGGCGGCCCTTTAAATTATTTATTATGCTCCTGGAGAACCAAAGATACCTCTAGGGTCAGAGAAACCAAATACGTATCTCTCTCTAGCTTTGTATCTAACGTTACCAGTATCGAAGTCACCTTCCATAGAAGTTTTGATCGGTGATCTTACGAAATGTTTTAGACCATTTGGAACATCAGTTTTGATGAAAAATGCATCAGGATCTGTTAAGTAGTGATTAACTACATAACCTTGAGAAATCATTCCCATGTTCTTGATTGCATTGATATCGTTATCTGCTGTACTTGTTCTACCATCAGACTTCATAAGTCTGTCAGCAGTAAATTGAAGCTCAGAAGGAATAATCATTTTCATTCCTCTAGCCGCAATTTTTAGTCCTCTTTCGTCAGTAAACGCCGCGATGTCAATTAAAGACTGCTCTAAAGAAGTTTCGTTTAAATCAGCAGAAGTTGCTAATTCATTTGCGAAAGTTCCAGAAAGCGTAGGGTGAGCCGTAGAACATAGTTCCACTCCATCACCACCAGCAAATGCTGCTGTGAACGCATTGTTCAATACAGCTGCCGCTTTAACTTGTTTAGTGTTTGCCATAGATCTTGCTAACGCTTTTGTATATCTAGACGCAAGTCTGTCATACAAGTTATCTTCGATAGCTTCTTCTGTGATTGCAAACGCTAACGCGATTGTTTCGTTTGTGTAACGAGCCGTGAAAGTTTCTTGCGCATCATCGAATGATACACCTTGACCTTCAGGTTTAACTGATGCATTTCCGAAACCACTTAACATTACTTCCTCTTCGAAAGCTCTGTCAGATGATTCTGTGTCAAAAATCTCAGAATGCTCGTTAGCATAGTTTTTGTATTCAAGTCCGAATAGTGCATTCAAACCTGGTTCTAGTTCTTTAACTAGCTGTGCTCTTGATATTGCCATGTTTATTTATCTCCTATTCGATATTAGTTATACAACGCAGATAGAGGAGTAATCATAACGACTACGTCAGCCCCACCTACTGTTAGGTCTTTTTGACCTGGGATATTAGCTGATCTAACTAGTTTAAACATATTTGTTGTAGCACTTGTTGCTGCTATGTTTAATCTTTCGTCAGACATGCCACTTATACCAGTAGCGCCATTATCACCTGTGTTGAACGTTTGACCAACATTAGTCAAAGGACATGCTGCGTTTGTTCTAATGTTATATTCCTGAAGAGGATTATCCATTACAAAAGCGGAACCTGAACTTGAACCTGTGTTGTAGTCAACAGCGAAATTTGTTCCACTTGGAACAGAGTTCGCCCACGTTGGTTTTGATGTTGCTGAGTCAACCCAGAATGCACCATTGAATACACCTACTAGTCTTGAAGTAGCTGTAGCATTAGTGAATCCTGCACCACCTGCAGTATCATCGTCTAGTGAGTCGTAAGTTGCATCTTGAATAGAACCTTTTTCAGCTGCCTGTGTCCCTATGTTTAGAGAAACGGGGTCGCCTTTAAAGATAGTATTGAAAGCTGCTCCTGCGTAATCATATAACTGGTATTCAGATTGACCAGATGTTGCAGGTGTTGAACCTACAGTCATCACGGCTCTACATCCGAATCCAGCTGTACTATTATTAGCCATATTTATTTTTCCTTTACTATGTACCTGCCCCTAAGGGCCTCCAGTACGGTTTATTTTATTTTTGTTGGTAAGGAATTACTAAATAATTAGTCTTTCTTTGAACCACCAAAAGTTACACGTGTCTGTCGTTCTTGATTGAACGGCATACTTGGGTGCTGATCCTTTAGTAAATCGTTTTTAATTGCTTCGTCTCTGTCCTGTACTTGTTTCTTATAGTACTCTTCACGAGATTTCGCGATTTCCTCTGGTATCCTAGCCAGCAATAGGCCTCCTACTCCGATAACTCCTGCATGTTTTCCATCCTTAAGCGTGGGATAATCAGAATCAGGATATTCATCCGCTCTAACTAATTCCCATCCGGATCTTAACTTTCCAGCCATGTTTTTTGTGTCGTCAAAACCCATAGTTTCAGCTCTAATCCATCTGTGCCTAGTACCTGGTGGGGCATCAGGGGCATCTAGTGATGAGGGTGGAGTCCAAGTTCTTTTAGCTTCCGCTTTAGTTCTTGTTTGACTCGCACGAGAAGTTTTTATTTTTTCGTTTTCCATATGCTTATATTCCTTCCGTGATGTTTAATTGTTTCGCATAGTCTTCTAATGGCACGCCTAATCTTTTAGCAATTGCTACCTGTGATGGCGAGAGTCTCACAGTTTTTTTGCGTCCTGTTGGGGCTGAACGTTTAGCCGACGCTACATTCTGAGCAGGTTTTGCTCTTTCTGTAGTTGTACCCTCCATCTTATCAAATTTATGGGGGAATTCAAGTCTTATTCTTGAATCTACTTCCTCATAATATTCGTTAGATTGCGGGTCATATCCCTCTTCTTCCACCAATTTTTTATGAAGATCAAAGGCAGTATGAGTCATTGCTGAGTCACTACCAAACCAAGTGTTTTTACTAGCCCAATCTTCTGCTTTAGGGTCAGTTTGTGCTCTTCTAGGTGTAGGGGCCTGATAAGGCTGTTCTACAACTCTTTGCTTTGGTTGTTCTTCATTAAGTTTTTTTAGTGCTCCTAATCTTGATGCATCTTGAGCAAGTTTAGCCATATTTTCTTGAGCTGTTACTTGATCATCTACATTACCAGCTTCAATAGCTACCCTTAATGCTTGTCTTGCAGCATCCATATTTGTAGTAACTCTTGATTCAAACTCATTAACATAAGATTGATCTAAAGTAGAAAGTTTCTTTTCTAATCTATCTTTATCTAATTTAGTTGCTTGAGCAAAATGAACAGCTTCTTCTCTTTGTCTTTCAGCTTCTCTCATTTTACGAGTTAATTTAGAAATACGTTTTTGAACGCTATCACTATAATCTTGTAACTCATCTTCTGGTTTTTCTTTTTTAAGTTTTATTTCTCTTTCATTTTCAAAAGATTTATCTTCTGAAACTTGTTCAACTTCTATTTTGTCTTCAACAACGGCTTCTACCTTTTCAGGTTCTCCTTTGTCGTCTAAATTAATATCAGCACCTACTGTTTCGCCAACATCAATTAACTCTTCTGATTGTTTTATGTTTTCTGGCATAGTTTCTCCTATGATTGTTAAATGAAATGAAGAAGAGATTCAGGATCTTTAACAGTTCCTAAAACTTCATCATCGTTAAGTATTCGCACTTCTCCACCTTCAATAGGTAATCTTGAACCCGCATAACGAGCAAAGATAACCCAATCTCCTTTTTTACACCAAGGTTCATTAAATTTTTCTTTATCCTTGTATGCTAGATCTCCCATCTTTAAAACATAACCACATGATGTAGCTATTCTTGCTTTGTCTAAAGTTTCTTGAGAAAATAATATTCCTCCATCTGATTTATTTTTAGGAGTAAATGGTAAAACTAAAAGTCTGTAACCTACAGGACTTGGTAATTCATCAACAGTTTCAGTTCCAATATTTTCTGGAGTTAAAGGTTCTGGTTCTGGTGGTAATTTTGTTTTCTCTTCTTCGTATTTTTCTTGAAGACCAAGTTTAATTTTTGGTACTTCCTTGCCCGATGTCGATAACGTTTCCTTGCTCATCTTTTTGCTCCTTAGGTTTTAGCAGGTTAGAGATTTCCTGTAATATTATTTCATAGGCATGTGCCTGACCCAACATATACCTATATTTTTCCATATTGTCAACAGCTCCTGCTAACATAGCTTCGGTAATGCTTTCTTTAGTTGCTTTTATTCTTTTTCTTATCTTCCCTATCATTGTTATATCGTCCATCTTCTCTCCTTATATTTTGAATTGTTGCAATACTAGTAACTTTTCTTCAGCATTTGCGATCTTTTCTATTTGTTTATCTACTTCTTCTATGTGTTGTG